TCATTAAAAAAGTGGAGCATGCGAGACTCGAACTCGCCACCTTTAGACTGCCAGTATGAATTCTGATCTGCATTTACCATACTGACAAACAAAAGGTTATCTACCCATTCAAAATCCTCCAAGATTCGTTTTAGTAAAAATCATCTTGATTTTCTATTTTATTTTATTCATTATTTTCCCTGTTCTAACGTCCAAATACTAAAAAGCCGTCCAACTCACTACTATAATTGAACGACCATAAACATTCAAGGGATTTCCTTTTCATACATTAATCAAAATTGTAAGGCATCAGAGAGCACAGACCAGCCAACTACTTTTTGCAGCCAGACTAAAACCTAATGCGTCCATAATACCCTCAATTTTCAATGAAAAGTACACTATAGATTTGCGAGCCATTTCTTGCCAGACTTAGTATTAAGCCAAACAGCTATAATAGAACCTATCACAGCCATTACCGCAAATAAAGATATTAATGCTTCCATATAATTACTGTTTTATTATTTTATAACCTATGTATGAAAATATATAGGTAACAAAAATACCTATAAGTATAAGTATCCAATATTCTACTTTTTCTTGTTGTGTCGCAACAGAAACAACACTTCCTACCACTAATGCAGTAAAAGATATTTTTGCTAAATCATAAAAGAACTTACCAAGCGTTTCCCGACTTGTTTTCTCTTTTTCTTTAACTTCCTTCTTTACTTCCTGTTGTTCACTCCAACTTCCCATAGCTATTTCTTTGAAAAGTTCTCAATGGGTTATAAGCTTGCGAGCCATTTCTTCCCAGATTTGGTTTTGAGCCAAATCAAAAATGCTCCTGCTACTATAATGCCTGCGGTGAATATTGCTGCTAACATTTCCATATTGTGTTATTTTAAAATTAAGTTTCCAATATTGGCTAAAATTATGGTCAGTGTAATTCCGGCTACTAATATATACCAATTTATTCCTACTTCAATATTAGTGTATAGTGGAGTTACACCACCTAATACCAATGCAACAAAAGTCAGTTGGGAAAGGTTGAAAAAATATCCTGCGAGTTTATCTCGTCTAGTTTTATCTTTTTCTTTCCGTTCTTTATTTGCTTCCTGTTGTTCACTCCAACTTCCCATTCAAATTAAGATTTATTGCAAATATACGAAAATCAAACAATAAACAATAACATAAACCATTTATTTAACACACTTCACCCTTCGGCAAATTGGCCAGCACCTCGTCTATGAAAATTGATCGGTAGTGCGGGCATTCCAGCACTCCCTTTTGCTTCGCTTCCCGGTACACTTTGGAAAAGAGCTTTGCTTTCTCCTGGATTGTAGCTGGAATCTCTTCGATAGGTGTAGTCAAGAACCGGCATCCCCACCCTTTGCATGAAGGGGAAAGCTGACAGTAGTCTTGATTTTTCCACTGACATGAACAGTCATATACTTTTTGAATCATATACTTAAATATTGGTTATCTTTGTCAAAATTCAAATTAAACAACCATGATGTTAGAAAGAATTCATTTGGCGCACACTCTTCTTCATGAGATAGAGAATATCCGACATAGAATTACCATTATCGGTACGATTGTAAATCCTCACTTGACAGTCGAATATGAATCCGACTTAATGAATAGGTTGATAGAAACCGAAATGCTACTCGAAGAAATCAAAGAGCGGCTTTTCAAGAAAGATGCTATTCCTCCTTTCTCCCCAGATGCTTCAGAAGAGGTTTGATGCGCTCCCTGCTCCGTTCTGATATAATACCTATAGGTGCTCCATTCAAGAACTCATATATTTCTTGTATGGAGAATTTATGAGCCATAATCATGTCAGCATAAGACTGATAGCTTTTGGTATTCAGATTTAGAGCCTCCAATCGCTTCAATTCTTTTTGGGTATCTTCCAATATCTCAAAAAGATTCATGTTACAAACCGACCGATTATTCGTTGGTGCTGTAATTGTCTTTATGTAGGTCTATGATATTCATATATCATAATTAAGTATTACGATTTCCATCTTTTTGTTTTCTACATTTATAATCTTCATGACTGCGAAAAATAGAATCGGCAAGTCTTGTTCCTGTAGAAACAAGCTTAGAAAGTACTCTTAATTGTTCTTTACATGGAATACTTTCTGTCGGATGAGGATAATTTAAAGTATGGTCTATTTCACCCCATATTTCTTCAAATAACGTCCTCACTTGAATCTCACAGCATATCGGATTTGCATTTTGGTTATTAGGTTTAATAACATAATGAACACTTGTATAATATGTTGGTCTAATTTCATTCTTTAAACCTAATTCTTCATACATAATCTTTGTCTCAGGATCCCAACTATATGCCATAGGTGGTTCTACAAAAGCCCATTCTCCATTATTTATATTTTCTAAAATAGCTTGATGAATTATTGGGAATTGATCTTGGTATAAATGAAGAACACGTATTCCTACTAAATCCGTTATTTGTGCAAAAAGATTAGCTGTACTGATAACCCTCTGAGAAGATTGCTTTCTTTTTAACTTATCTCTAAGATGCTCAGGATCTTTAATCCTAGACTTTACAGAATGAATTATTGGAAAAGGTTCACAGTTTAACTCTGGATGAGTATTAAAAAAACTCTCTACCGTAGCCTTAAAAGGCTTTATCAAATGCATATGTTTTTTATAATATTCTACAATATCATTTATATCTTGTTCATTCATAGCGTATTAATTCTAGTAATAAGATCTTCAACAAACGTTATATATGCTCTTTTCAATTCTCTTAACTTACCATTATTTCCCCTATTATAATCAAAACCATTTTCCACTAAAAAGCCAATGTATTCAGGGCTATTTTCACTCAGTTCTGCCCATTTTTCAGGGATTCTCCACATAGGACAATTCAAAGCCTGCGCCATCGCTGGAAATGTATTATGAGAATGCATTATTGATTTTCCACCGATAGGATTAGAAATATTTTCTTGAGAAAGATTTTCTCTATTATTCTCTTTAATAAATTCAAGAATAACCTCAGGAATACGGTGAACATATTGATAATGAGCCTGGGCTAAATCATATTCATTTCCAGACTCCCCTCTTGTTTTTCCATATTTTTTACAATTATAAATTGTATACCCTAAGAATTGGACAAATTTTCTTGGAAATTTTCTTCTTTTATCCGATGAAATAAGTGTATATATGGTATTAAAATCCTTTTGCCATATATCTAAAGAATTACCTATGTTCCGTATACCATACAAACTAAACATGTCAGGTTGAGCTGGTATTATAAACCCATCAACTATTGATATTATGACTTTATTTAAAATGCCTAAGCTAGGTGATGTGTCTATAATAATATATTCATACCCATTAAGTTCTGTATAGTTTTCACATATATTTCTGATATTAGTTATAGTTCTAATAGATAGATTATCTCCCTGATAAGCACCATTCCACCTTTCTGCTATTTTATTCTCATATTTATGCACTGATAAACGGCCAGGAATCAAATCTAAATTTTTATCCAAATTTAACACAGGAGGTGTGTTTTTCAAGTCACTAAGTCCATCTTCTGCAGGTTTCAAAAGAAAATGAATACTTCTTGGCGTATTAGTAATATCAGGATTTTTCACAAATGCATCTTCAAAATCATCTATAAAAGGATCTTCTTCTTCCCAAATTCGGTGGAGCCTCTCTTCATTCATACAACATATTGTTAAATTGCATTGAGGATCTAAATCAATAAAAAGAGTTCTATGCCCCATTTCAGCCAAAGTATATCCAATATGGAAAGCTAAAGTCGACTTTCCAACTCCTCCTTTATTGTTGAATAATGATATTATTTTCATAATTAAAATATTTTAAACATACATATCTAATAATCTCTTCTGTGTTTTTGTTAATGTTTTTGGGTATATATACTAATATTATACATGTCTAATATTCTCCTAAAGCATTGAGCATAAATAAATTCCTATCCAAACAAGATTAATCTTTGTGTTCATACATATCAATTGTCTTAAAGAAATCATCTTCATAATTATAAATATCATCAAGACTTTCGATAACATGTTTTACATCTTTCTTATTTTCATCAATGGTAGCCACATATTTTGTAGCTGTATTGAAATACATACGGCAAATAGGCTTTCTGTTGTTGTCATCAAGCAAAACGCTAAAGTATGTTTGGGCATCACGATATACTATACGAGATATTTCCACTTTTTTCCGACAGATTGCCTTAACGATACGATAAGCATCAAGTTCTTCTTCTGTAGTAACAACTTTTGATTCTGGTTGTTTTTCTGCTTGAGTTTCTTCAGCCGGAGTGTCAATTTGCTTCGGTTGAGCCGACTCAATTTTTGAATCACTAACGGTTAAAGCACCTTTTAAACGCTCATTAATGATATCATTGATATGTGAAGAAATAGCACGTTTTACCAAAGGGGTAAACTGATCGATTATATTTTGCAACATTCTTCCTTCATATACTTTAGTCGCAAACATTTTCACAAAATCAGTGCTCGGTGAGGAAAATTCCTCCTGAATGATAGCCTTCAATTCTCCCATATACTTTAATTCACTGGCTGAGTTTAGTATATTGCCTACGTCAAAGTACGATTTATGAAATTTCTTCAACTCTTCAATTTGATTATCCCTCAAATCCGTTATGTCCACTTCCAAGAATGGTTTATCATCCATTATATTGGGTTCTTTCAAATCTGTATAAAAACGATAAATAATACCATTAGTCAATAATCCAAACTTAGCCTTTGAAACATTGAAATAACGCAATAGTTGATTGTCGTGAAGATTCAAATCCTGCTTCCAGTGTTTACATTCAATAAGCAAGATAGGCTGATCGTCCTTCATTATGGCATAATCAATCTTTTCTCCCTTTTTTGTACCAATATCACAAGTCATTTCTGGCAATACTTCCAACGGGTTAAAGACATCATATCCCAAAGCATTTATAAAAGGCATGATAAAAGCGTTCTTTGTTGCTTCTTCTGTTTGAATGTTATCTTTTAATTTTCCAACTCTGTCTGCGAGTTGTTTAATTGCATCTTTAAAATCCATAGTATTTTATATTAAAAGTTTATTATACAGATTGCTTTCACTTGTTATTTTGCCGACATACACATAAGTACTCGATACACGCCGTACACCTCTGACAAAGGAACGTCAAAGTCCGAAAATTTCGGGTCCGGGTTAACCGAATGGCATTTCACATAACCTTCCTTACCCTTGCACTCATGAAGTTCCTTTACTATAACCCCATTTGCAGTGTCCAAAACGTATGTTTTACCCCAGTCTATAAAGATATTGGGGTTTATCTTCTTTATCAAAATACGGGAACCTGAGGGGTATTCAGGTGCCATACTATCTCCATATACTGTAATGGCAAAGTCTACATCTTCAATGGGTGAAATTATAGCCTCACAATTTTGGAGCATTGCGCCTGGAGCCGCAAACCCCGTAAGCGTTCCTCCCATAGCTGACATGGGAAGAAGATATGTGGTGAAACCATTTCCTTCATTTAGTTCTTTCCTACCATAATGGGATGTAGGCTCTTGTACTTTATTTGAAATAGATTCTGTATCTTGACCATAAGACAACATTTCTCCTTGACCTGTTAAAAGCCAATTCACATCTAATTCCGGGAACGATTTAGATATTTTATCTATCGTTGAACGTCTTGTATTATCACCCATCTTCGAAACTGCTGCATTACTTAGTCCAACTATCTTTTCAAACATCTGTACTGGTAAACCTTTATACTCAATAAAGTATAATAACCGCTCCTTTAGACCTTTCATATATTCGAGTTAATTAGAGTTAATATCTAAATATAATTAGATTTATTGTTTGATAAATTAGATATTAAATCTATCTTTGCAACATCAAACAATAAACAACAGCACAAAGGAACGAAAAATAGTTCGGAAGTGCAAAAATATTGACTAACTAAAAAGAGGTAAGACAATGAAAAGATTCGATTTACGACAGATTATGAGAGATGCCCACAGAACTTACAAGTATGTAGGCAAGAAACAAGGCAAGACCTTCGGTGAAGTTCTGAAATCAACATGGAAACTGGCAAAACTGAATGTTACAATGCAGGAAGAGCTGGCAAGACAACAGGAAGAAAGAAATAACAAGGTGTTCACTCCGGTCAAAGCAGAAAAAGTCACTTTCAAAGCCGAATGGTCAGACTGCTACAACTCCAACAGCCGTGGATATTTAGGCTCCCAGTACTGCGGAGATTAAGCGGTAACGGCCAGCGAGCCTACCTTTTGATGGGATTACCGCTACTAAATGGAGTTTGACCATAACAAACAGGAGAAGCGACACTCCGCAACAACACATCCCGAAAGACTCGGAACTGGTGACAGCAGAAGCAGACTTGAGTAGGGTTACGGGTGCAGTCCCGGAGGTAACTGAAAGCTGCCGTTTGCGTACTGAGAAAGGTACAATGCAATACGCAATATTCCTGAGTGAACAAGCGGCAAAGGGCGCCAAGCGTGTAAGGGTAAAATAAAAAGAGCGATCATGCCCCGAACGGTTATGCAGTGAAGAACAGTAGCTGACAACTCCGGTGGGAAGACCAGAGAGAGGTTATCGGGGCACAAACTAATAATATCTACTTATGACAATGAAAGCAATAATTGAAAAAATAGTAAAAATACGTCCTACACCCTATGGATTTATAGGAAAAGATGATACCGGGATAATCAACAAAACCGTTGTCATAAAGTTGTTCACTATCCCGATATACAAGAAAGAAATTTTAGTTCAGAAGAATATTTGACAGCTCCTGAAAGCTAAATTCCGTATGGATTTTAGCTCCATTTTGAAATAAAATCAATGTACCTTCATCGGTAGGCTTTACAAGCTGAACTGCACTTGCATTGATGATGCACTTTTCACCATCCACGGTGATTTCAACAAACTTGTTCATAATACTTAATTTTTTGTTTGACACCACAAAGTTAAGTAAATCCCCCAATAAAAGCGTGATGCCGCCAATCGGATTGGTTTGGGGGAACAAAACTAATACACAATCAAATGAAAGCAATATCAATATTATGCGCAGTATCATACGCGATACTCCTTATTACCATGTACGATATGGGCGTATGGTTCTGGATAGCATCCACCGCCTTCGCGGTAACATCATTAGTGATAAGCAACGAACTTGACAATATTGAAAATCAAAAAAAATAAAGCTATGACAACAGTAGAAGAATTACAAAGCATGACACACGAAGACCTTGTAAGACGTGTGCAAGAACTGGAACAAGACCTTAAAGAAGTCAAGGAACAGAGCGACATGTGGTTCGATTCGTTCACCCGCCTACAGGCACGACACGAAAACAGCATTAATGCTCTAGACAACATTGTTAAACTCGCTAAATTGAAGTAATATGGTAAAAGTAACAGAAAATTGGGCGGCCACATTGAGAGCGATGAAGGTAGGTGATATCGTTGTGTTCCCTGTGCGTGCGATATCTTCCGTCAACACAACCATTTCCAGACTAAGATTGGAGATGTGTGTAGAAAATGCCGATTGGAAACGAACAGGAGAGGTTGACCGCAAGCGCGGAGAGTTCAAAATCCAGCGTGTGTCATGATTACGCTATCAGAGCGCGAGCATCTTGTCGCCGAACAATATTGCAAGGGTTTGGCCGACAAGGAAGTAGCCGACAGTCTGCAACGCTCGGAATGGACCATCAAAGCACAGAAGCGGGATATATACAAAAAGCTGGGTATTTCCAAAGATACCGAGCTTGTATTATACATGTTCTGTGAGCGCATGAAGATCAACTTCGATATAAAAGAGATACGTAAACACGGGCTTGAGCTATTCTTCTCCATCCTGTTCCTTGTCATTGCCGCATTGGATTTTCATCCCGACATGAGACAATGCAGCAGAGCAAAGACAAGAACCACCCAAGTATCAAGAACAAGACGAACAAAAACAGATTCAGATTATGAACTATACAGTTAACAACCAACTACGGACATCCATCTTATTTGATGGAACGGCAGAAGCACGGCTAGCAGACATCCTAGCCATCATGGACACTCATACATTCGGTAAAAGAGAAGCGGCCAAAATAGTTGGAGGCATAGGAAGGCTTATCAGACTGATCGAAGAAAACAAAATACGTTCCGACAAGCCTACATGCGCACAAAACGGGAAATGGTTCTGCAATGCCAGTGATGTCCTGCGTTATGCACAGGTCAAAATGCCAAGGAAGCCTAGAAAATTAAAAAAGAAAGTGGCATAAGCCACACGGGTAATTAGCTTAATGGAAAAGCGGTATTCACTTTTTTCTTTACGTTCAGACGGTTTGTGATTGTTTTCAGGAGGAATACAGATACAGGTTCGAATCCTGTATTACCCACACCCAAAGAGAGGGAGCCGTACACCCTTTAAACGTAGCCATGTTAGAGACTTCAAGGCAGTGAAGCAGAGAGTAATTTGTTAGATAATAATTTAACCCAAAGCCGCTGGAAAGGACAGCGTGAGGTGAGAGCCCTCTTTATATGTTATATTCTATATCCTTATTTATCCCGGTGTGTCCTGGCCGACTATCCGGGAACTATTTTTTTTAACTCATTTATTAACCACTAAAAATTATTGATTATGGGACTTATCAAAAAACCTAACGAACTGACAGTTAAGAATGCCCTGTCGGCATTAATCTACGGACAACCTGGTATGGGAAAGACCACACTGGCGTTAAGCTCTCCCCAGCCACTACTCCTGGACTTTGACGGTGGCGTTCACCGTGTGAATGCAGCCCACCGTGTAGACACCGTACAAATTTCCAAATGGGAAGAGGTGGATGAAGTTCTTACGAGCGGAGAAATTGCCGAATACAAGACCATCGTTATTGATACGGCAGGAAAAATGTTATCCTTCATGGATAAATATATAATGAAAAACAATCCCAAAATGAAGAAAGCGGATGGCACACTGTCCCTGCAAGGATATGGAGTACGAAAGAATATGTTCATCAACTTCGTAAACCAAGTCACACTAATGGGTAAATCAGTAATATTCGTAGCCCATGAACGCGAGGAAAAGAACGGAGAGGACAAACAGATACGCCCGGAAATCGGAGGTTCTTCTGCCGGTGACCTGATTAAAGAGCTTGATCTTGTAGGCTATATGGAAGCCATAGGTAAGGACAGAACCATCTCTTTTGATCCGTGCGAGAAATTCTACGGTAAAAATACCTGCAATCTTCCGGCACGCATAAAGATACCAGTTATCATTAATGCAGAAGGTACAATCACCGGACCGAACGACTTTATGACAAAGATTGTAAACACTTATCAGACCTATCAGGAAAAACAGGCAGAACTGTCCTCCGAATATGAAGGTCTTATGGAAGTTATCAAGGAACAGATAGCCATGGTAGCGGATGCGGACACGGCCAACGAAGTGAAACAATCACTGGAGAGCCTGCAGCATATCTTTGACAGCAAATTACAAGCAGGTATGCTACTGAATAAAAGATGCAAGGAATTAGGGTTGAAATTCGACAAAGTCAAAAAAATATATGAAGCAGCCTAGTTATAGAATCTATCCCTCATTACTTGACAAATTCGACAAGTATCTGAGAGCTGATGAAGAAGTGGAAAACTTCTGGAACATTGATAATGAAACCGGAGAGTATAAACGCTCTCCGGAAGAAATCGAAGAGAGCCTGAAGCAAGACCTTCTGGATGCTATCAACCGTGTACCGTTTGAGAGTGAAGCAGCCGACAAGGGAACAGCCTTCAATGCTATCATTGACTGCTATGTCCATTGCGAGAATCACGTGCCGACAGAGCGTTCCCCCTACTCCATCATTGGCGATAAGGAAACCAATACCATACAAGTAGCTTTCCCCGCAACGGATATCGCACCTGCACGGCATTTCCTTTTCGACAGACAATGGTGTATAGAACAGGCAGAGTATTTCAAAGGCTCATTAAGTCAGGTCTATGTATCCGCCATTCTTCCTACCCAGTACGGAAATGTGGAGTTATACGGATTTATCGACGAACTCCGAAAGGATGTTGTTTATGACATAAAATCCACATCTAAATACGAGTTCGGCAAATACGCCCACGGGTGGCAGCGCCATGTCTACCCTTATTGCCTAATTGCTTCCGGTCAGATGGAAAACATAAAGGCATTTGAGTTTACGGCTTATGCGCTGAAAGGCGGTACCAGCCGCACACCGCTTATCAGTGGTACGCAATATCCGGAATATTATACTTACAATCACGAACAGACAGTGAAACTGCTCACGGCACACGTAGAACATTTCATAGAGTTTTTGGAAGCTAATAGAGAATCTATCACGGACAAGAAGATTTTCGGACTGGAATAATGGCACAAGAAGCTATCCTTATAAAAGAAAAAGGTGTGGTAACACTGAACAAGTCCTTTGATTTCATGTGCTCGCAGCTCCGTAACGGTCGTTACAGGTTAATTATCGAACGTTACACAGAGCCGCGCACATTAAGTCAAAACGCCCTGATGTGGCTTTGGTTTACCTGTATCGAACAGGAAACAGGAACGGACAAACAGGACGTACACGATTATTACTGCAACCTATATCTACGAAGGACAACCATTATCAAAGGAAAAGAAACGGTCATAGCCGGAAGTACATCGAAACTGAACACACTGCAAATGACGGACTTTTTGAATAAGGTCAAAGCAGATGCAGCCACGGAACTGGGAATAACACTTCCCCTTCCGGAAGACCGTTATTATAACGAATTTGTCAACGAATATAAATATAGAAGATAATGAAGATCATAAAAGCTAAAATCACCAAGGACAGTACCTTGGTGGCCACCTACAAGGATGAGAATGGTACAACCACCGTAGAAGGCAAGAACCTGGTAACATCAGACCTTATCAATGCGTTCAGCAAGCTGAATCCCCACGCCGCTTTGCTTACAGAACAGAAAGAAGTGGACGGTATAGAATCAGTAGATGAAGTGCCTGATATCATAGGACAGGTGCTTGACGTTACAGGATATTCCATTGGCGGAGATGGAGATAATGAAGGGGTTACTTTGGTAGCCAAACGTTTTCTCAAAACAGGAAAAGTTCTGAACCTATGCGCTCCGTTCACCATGTTCAATAATGAGAATGAATCGTATATCAATGCCTTCGAGTTGGAGCAGGAAATCCAATCCTGTGAGTTCGAAGTCAAAGAGTATCTGTTCAACAAAAAATGGCGAATTGTACAACAGGAACTTCCGTTTGAGGAAGACACGGCGAACGCAGACGTACAACCGGACGCCATTCCAGAAGCCGGTACAGACTTCAATCAAGAGGTTGCGGAATTCCAGCAGGCTATGAATGATGCAGGGGTTGACATAATAATGAACGGAAAGAAAATTAAATCACGTAAACCACGTAAAGTCAAACAACTTGCATCATGATACCGCCGTCCCCATTTTGCGTAACTACTACCCCCAACTGCTTCAAACTAGCCTTCCCATATCATCCAAGATTAGTGGAGCTAGTCAAACGGATTCCAAGTGTAAAACAGAATATCCGGGCAGCCTATATCGCTGACGAAAAAGCTTGGAAGGTATCTCTACAAGATAAGGAATACGTGAGGATGATGGCAGATTGGGCGGTACAGACAAAGATATGCAGCCGGGTACAGCACAAAGTGACAACAAGAGAGTATAATGACTATACTATTCCCGACCTTCCAAAACTTACGGTTCCACACGGATTGCTGTTGGAACCGTACGAATATCAGAAAGAAGGCATCGCTTATGCGCTACAGCACAAGCGGTGCATATTCGGGGACCAACCGGGACTGGGAAAGACATTACAGGCAATAGGCACGGTTACGATAGCAAAAGCGTATCCGTGCCTTGTCATTTGTCCGGCCGCATTGAAAATAAACTGGCAACGTGAATTTAAGAAATTTGCCGGAAAAAATGCCATGATTCTGGATGATCGCAATAAAGCCAGCTGGCACCGTTTCTTTGAGACTAAATGCTGCAACATATTCATAACAAATTATGAATCACTGAAAAAGTTTTTTGTACTTAAAGTAAAGGAGGAAGCACGGTTTACCATGAAATCCATTGAGTTTGACCCGCGAATATCGTTATTCAAATCCGTAGTCATTGACGAATCACACAAGTGCAAATCCACCAAGACCCAGCAATCCAAGTTCGTAGAAGGAATATGTAAAGGTAAAGAATATATCTTGGAACTGACGGGAACCCCAGTAGTGAACAACAATACAGACCTTATACAACAACTCAAGATAATGGGACGATTAGAAGATTTCGGAGGATACAAGTATTTCGTAGAGAGGTTCTGCGATGGACCTAAACAGTCAAGCAATGTGAAAGAACTGAACTGGAGGTTATCATCGACCTGCTTCTTCCGGCGCGAAAAGGCCAAGGTACTCACTCAGTTGCCGGACAAGTCACGCCAATATATAGAGGTGGACATATCCAATCGTAAAGAATACGACAAAGCGGAAGCCGACCTGATACAGTATCTCCGAACTTACAAGAATGCGGACGATGAAAAGGTGGCCAAGGCATTAAGAGGCGAGGTAATGGTGAAAATGGGAATATTGAAAGCCATATCAGCCAGGGGAAAAATCAAAGTCTTTTCCGAATTCATCCATGACGTGATTGACGGAGGTGAGAAACTGATAGTCTTTGCTTACCTGAAAGAAGTAGTACAGGAATTAAAGAAGATATTCCCTGAAGCTGTCACCGTTACAGGCGAAGACAATGCTACTCAAAAACAGACAGCGGTAGACCGCTTCCAAAACGACCCTTCTTGCAAGCTGATCATCCTTAACTACAAATCAGGAGGTACAGGTCTTACATTGACAGCTTCCAGCCGTGTGGCGTTTATCGAGTTCCCATGGACTTTCTCCGATTGTGAGCAGGCAGAAGACCGAGCGCATCGGAACGGACAGAAGAACAACGTAAACTGTTACTACTATCTTGGAAAGGATACTATCGACAAATATATGTATGATGTCATTCAGACCAAAAAAGGAATAGCCAACGGAGTGACAGGGACGGATGATGTGGTTAAGGAGAATGTGGTAGATATGGCAATGAACCTATTCAACGGAAGAATATGAGAAAACAGACAACACCATTATCAGAGAGCCAAATACAACATGATTGTTTGGTATGGTTCCGGTTACAATATCCCAAACTGGCTCGTATGCTTTTTGCAGTGCCCAACGGTGGCAAACGTGATGCCAAGACAGGAGCACGGATGAAGTATGAAGGAGCAGTGAGAGGTGTAGCAGACTTGATTTTGCTCATACCCAAAAAGGGATGGGCTTCCCTCTGTATAGAGATGAAGACACCGAAGGGTACACAGAGCGAGCACCAACGAACGTGGCAGACAGAAGCAGAGAGATACCAAAACAAGTATGTTATCTGCCATTCACTACAGGAGTTCATAAACGAAGTAAATTCTTACCTACAATGACTTATATAGATTACGTAAACCAATTTTGGAAGACACATCAGAGTGTAGCATTTTCCTCGAACGAAGTTTATTTGTACTTCTTCCTTTTGAACGAGTGCAATAGTCGGGGTTGGGAGAATCCGTTTGAGTGTCCCAACAGACGAATCGTCCTCGCAACCGGTATATCAGAACCAACCGTAATTGAAGTCAGGAACAGATTACAGCAAAAAGGTTTACTACAGTTTGAGTCAGGTAAGAAAAATGCGAAATCGCCCGTTTATTACTTAAATGATTTAAGTAAACCCTTAAGTAAACTCTTAAGTAATGACTTAAGTAAACCTTTAAGTAAAAAGGCTAACATTAATATAAGACTTAAGAGTAAAGATAATAATAACTCTAGCGAGTTATTTAAGCCCGAGCAGGAAAAACCTAAAAAGAAGCCTTCAAAACCAAAAACCGAATTTATAGCCCCTACCCTGGAACAGGTGAAAGATTACTTCCGTGACAAGCTCCCGGACTGGGAACAGCAGGCGGAGATATTCTTCTACCACTTCGATGCGCTAAGCTGGAAAAACACCAACGGGGCTAAAATTGAACGATGGGACAGCCGGGCTAACCTTTGGATAATCGAAAAAAGACTTCAAAATGGAAACAAGACTTCAAAAACAGATCACTGTGATAATGTCCCCAGGACAGATACCTCAATCCAGGAAAAAGCCGGAGACACTGACACCGCTCCAGCAGACCTTGAGAAATGGATCAACAGCCTCCCAATTGGTTGACAACTGGTCCGGCACGCAAGCCCAGCTGAATTGTAACCTGACATTAGCACAAGCAATCAGGATTGAGGGTATTCCCACCCTTGCGGACATCAATGTTGTCTTCGGCAACGCCACATCAGTCAGGATTATCACAGAGCACCTGCAATCAATCCTCCGATACGCAGGCATTGATATCGCACCTCAACAACTTGCCGAAACGGCGCTAAGCATATTGGCCAGCTATTATTTTCTCAATCTGGCCGAGCTTTGCATATTCTTCACACAGCTTAAAAACGGAAGCCGTGGACAGTTCGTCTGGGGAAACAGGATAAACAACCAGTCCATTATGGTAGCCCTATCGGACTTTTGCAGGGATAGAAGAGACGAGCACGTCAAACTGTCCAATGAAACCGCCATGAAACAATCCCAAAAAGGTTTCACTCGGATAGAAGATGCAGCGTGCGCCATGATTGAGGGAGTAAAAAACATTCAGGAGCTCAAAAAAAAAGCTAAAAACGATTTCAGCGCCTTCACAGAACTTTTTCCTAACGTTCCCAACAACCATACTGCCTACACCTATTGGAAGGCATACGGGGGAAATGAGGATGCAATACGGGCTATATACGGAGATAATGCACTACCTCCCAATATAGCAAGCGACGATATAGGAAAATTCTTATGCGAGTATAACATCAGAATCAATCACAAATAAATATTATCAACCACTTCAGAATTAAGTAACCATGGCAAGTAATGAAAGTTTCAAACAGGCAATCAAAGCCTATTTGGACAAACGGGCGGAAGAAGATTCACTGTTCGCCCCCAAATATGCGAATGAGAAGAAAAGTATTGATGAATGCTGTAGTTATATCATGGGTGAAGCCAGGAAGCGTGGTAACGCCGTAGCGATTTCAGACGAGGAGGTCTACGGGATGGCAGTGCACTACTATGATGAGGACGATATCAAAATAAACCGGCTGCCTGCCGGAGAGAAAACGTCCGTATCATCCTCCGCCAAACCTGTGGAACTCACCGAAGAAGATAAGAAAGCGGCACGTGACAAAGCAATCGCACGGCTGGCGGAAGAACAATACCAGACACTCAGGAAGAAAAACGTCCGAAAGAAAGCGGATGATAATGTCCAACAAATGAGCCTGTTCTAATCATGAAACCGAGAACGAAACTTGAGAAACGTGTAACCGGACTAAGCGGCAAACTGTCCGCCGTTACCGAAGTACAAAAAGAATGGGCGAAAGAACATATATTCACCCACGAAGCATATAGGTGCAAGGATGAGCTATGGTGTTCCGAGTGCGGCGGAACATGGATAAACACAAGCAATAGCGAGCTGGGAACCACCCTGCTCGGTGATACGACCGAATGCCCGTACTGCCACCACAAACTGGACGTAAAGGTCAGCCGGAAACAAAAAGTCAAGGAAGAAAAGTACATGTCCATCTTACAGACCGCCGGAGAGTTCCAGATCATAAGACATATACTATGCTGCAAGTACGTCAGAAAAAGGAATTTTGATTTGAACAGCAGACAGGATTATATTCACTATACTTTCTTTGAAGTGGTTCAGGAATGGATCACCGTCGAGGGGAAACGCACCATCATGGCAAAACCGATGAATATGGGAAGCAGCGGATGGATATATTCGGAACCACTGAGCATAAAGGGTGAATACGGCAGTTACAGCTGGAATTATCGTGGAGACCTATATGCGATATGGGGATGGATATATCCAAGAAAGAAACTGATCCCGGAATTGAGAAAGCGGGGAATCGGGAAACGGTTCCCCGATGTACCCCCCTCAAAACTTGTACGAGACCTTCTGAAAGGTGGCAATGATGCGGAATTATGTATCAAGACCGGACAGACGGATATGTTAAAGCACATGTACAAAACGGGCTATTACCAACTCCGATATAAACCGTCCTTCAACATCTGCAACCGCAACCGTTATATAATCAGAGATGCAAGCATGTGGAATGACTATATAAGCCTGCTGTCCTATTTCCACAAGGATCTGCATAACGCCAAATACGTATGTCCCAAAAATTTAAAAGCCGAGCACGACAGATTACTAAGAAAGAAAAATGAAATTGAGGCAAGGCAAAGAAGGGAAAGGGACAGAATAAAGGCTATCCAAAAAGAAAAGCAGCTCAAGGAGGATATAGCATCATTCTACAACCGGATGGAAAGATTCTTCGGCATGGAAATCAAAGGCGACGGTATAACCATCCGTCCGCTTGAAAGCGTAACCCAGTTCTACAAGGAAGGCAAAGCCATGCACCATTGTGTATACGCCAACAGGTATTACAGACGCAGTGAATGCCTGATCATGACAGCCATAGTCGGAGAAAAACATGTGGAAACCATCGAAGTGAATCTTAAATCTTTTCAGATAGTACAGTCAAGAGCCGTATGCAACGGAACATCGGAGTATCATGACTGCATTATCCGGCTGGTGGAGAAGAACATGAATCTGATTAAAAAACTTACTGCATGAACATCTATCACACAGAACCCAGATTCGACTGCGAGAAATTCGCTCCATGCGGGCGCATCTCCCTGCACAAATGCCGGAAATACAAAGGCAGACTGGATGAATGCAGGGGATGTACGCTTGTACACCGTAAAGCCAAGACGGTTGCCGGTACGGAAGCCGGAAGAAAGGTTTGTCCGCATTGCGGACGTTCCCTTCCGCTCCACCGGTTTTATAACAGGACTGTCAGATGTGGGGATAAGGAATACCGATGTCTCACCTCCTGGTGCAAGATGTGTATGAGTGAAGTCGCAGCGGAAAGAAATCGTAATAATTAATTTAAAAATCCAATGAAAAACGTAACGAAAATAGCCAAGAAGTCCGCAGGGCTTAGCCAAAAATGCTCGATTTGCCCACTTATGCAAAGATGCACTTTAGAAATCCATAGAGCCTGTTTTGACAGCTTTGTAGAGGGTTTCAAGAAAGGGGCCAGAGCTGCTGAAAAAGAAATAAACAAGAAATTCAAATCGAGATAGAAATGAACAAGAAAGAGCAGCAAGCAATAGACTTCCTTCGCAGTATGGAACGTGACGATCTGCTATCACTCGGATTCTCAGGAGGTAAGGATAGTGTAGTTATACTTGACCTAGCTGAACGTGCAGGCATTAAGTATAATGCGATCTACGCTAACACCACAGTAGATCCACCGGGCACGATTAGCTTTATAAAGAGACACTATCCGCAAGTGAGGATAATACACCCTGAAAAGTCATTCTTTCAGTTAGTTGAAGAAAAAGGACTTCCTTCACGGCTCCGACGATTCTGTTGTGAAAGACTGAAAGAAAGATATGGTATCGGCAAACGTAGTATTGAAGGAATGAGAGCTGCCGAAAGTAGAAATCGAAAAGATTATGAGCCGGAGCAGTGTGATACAAGAAAATGGATGAAAGGCGCAAAGCATATTCTTCCTATCCTCACATGGACAGAAGAAGATGTTTGGAGCTATATTCGAAAATACGGATTACCATATTCAAAGTATTATGACGCTCCATATAATTTGAGCCGTCACGGTTGTGTCGGCTGTCCTCTCTGCAATTACAAGCAGATGCAATTAGAGTTTAAGATGTTTCCCGGTTATGCTCAAAGAATGATAATAGCCGTTGAAAGATATATGAACACTCACCCTAATGGGTTTCTTGCTCGCAACTTTGCAGACGGTTACGAAGCTTTCTATTACTATATAAACGAAATACCTATTGCGGATTTTCATGAGCAAAAGAAAGGGTTATTCAGATTTAGCGCAAGGGAAATTATTCGAAGAGAAATTTTAAATCAATTAACGTAATACGATATAGAAAGGAACTAATATGAAAAGTCAATTTATTCAAGACGTAGAGGCATTTGCTAAAGAAATGGCAGTACGCCTACCTAAGACTCATGAAGGTGGAATTATAATAATGGCTACCGATAACAATGACATAGCGAAGTGTATTATAGCCAGACCATCGCATCTAAAAGAATTAGTTGAGCACATGCTAACTGATGAAAAAATACAAAGCGATATTTTGGAAATCATATCAGAATACGATAGTGAATAACCCTCAAAACAGGAACAGAAATGAAAAAGACTTTTAAACAATGGGCTAAACAGGATAAAGATTTGGATGTTTTTTGTGCCCAGGTGATTATATTGACGAAAGGTTATACAACTACATAGCGGATATCATACCTCCTGCATATTACTCAAGAGACTTTATACAAGGATGCGACGCCATTAAAAATGAAGGCGATGTATTATATTACATCACAGTGTACAGAACCGATGATAATCAGTACTTATATCTCGGTGTTTTACCAGAATTTAAACAGATTAGAAAATAGTAATTATTGCATGGACATAATGATTCTATTCTGAGACAACCTATGAGTATCTGTTGAAACACATACAAAACATTTTTTTGTGTCGTTAGTACTCAAGTGCCCCACAGAATGATTATCTTTAAATAATATCCCTTCCCTGTTAGTATAAGCAGATAGAATCCTAATGGATATACTATTGATATCTAAGTCTTTAAAATCTGGTAATCGATAAGATATCGTTATGCTTTTTTGCCCTTTTTCAAAAAGGGTAAATGGAGTTATCCCATCACAAATGGATGCATGGTTTTCCTTACTATAATGTCCCAGACTATTTGTATCTAATAAAATAGATGCATTGGTGATAGTAGCAGTTTGATTTCCTATGTTTGTATAAAGAAGACAAACTTTTAATTCGTTATTTTCAATTAGAGCACCAGATATAGTTAAAGCAATCCCTTCCGTTTTCTTAAAATATTGTCTATAGCAATTATAGACAGTAACCGATACAGCGATGATAGATAAAAATAAAGATACAATATCCATAATTACGAGTTTTTGCAAACTTACTAATAAAAACTAACATTCTAATAATAAAATGCAAAAAAATAAGTGGAATAAAGAAGAAAGGAGAATAACCATGACCGAAGAACTTGTAACATTGGAAACAGCAAAGATGCTGAAAGAGAAAGGGTTTAATTGGAAGTGTGAACACACAATAAGTTGCGATAATATTATTAGAAGATACGACATTCCGCAAAGTATGTCATGTTGTACGGAAATAGATAACGAACCAGTTGAATTTTTGTGTCCAGTGTTGTATGTTGCCCAAAAGTGGCTTCGTGAAACTAAGAACCTGCATATCGAAATATCCTATATGTATGGAAATTATTGGATATATGATATACTAACAATTCCTAACCATGATTTAGTAGGATTGTCTGACAGACCTATTATCCGTTATAATACCTACGAGGAAGCACTTGAATCTGGATTACAGGAAGCATTAAAACTTATATGATTATGAAAACAATATTATTTACAATTATATTTATTATCGCCCTATTATGGGTTGGAGATCTCACAATTACATTTAAGCCGTTTTCTATATCACTTCCCGGTTGGTATAAGCCTGTAGGTATCATCCTGTTTGTGTTGGCAATGGCGGTATATAACATTGGAGAATACGCTAAAGGGTATAAGCATGGTTTCGATGATGGGATAAAAAAATGTGTTGAAATACTTAAAAAGAAAAATCCATGAGCAAACTATATAAAGTAACCATTTTCGGGGAATCATTCCTAATCGGGTGGTTCCCTTTTTCTTCACGCTGGTATAACAAGCTAAAGATAATCAAACAACACATAACAAAGTATTGACAAGCCGTGTCAGTACTTTGTTTTCCTCATTTTTCCCCTTAGCTCCCTTATTAAGTACCTTCGTTTCTGTAACGCAAAAAAAGCAATTATGGAAATTATTTACAGAAAACTAGAGGAACTGAAGAAACTGGAAAACAATCCAAGAACTATTTCGGATGAACAGCTGGACAAACTTAAAGAGTCAATCCGAAACAATCCGGATTATTTCGAAGCCCGACCGATCATCCTGTCAGACCGTACTGGCGAATTGATCATTATAGCCGGAAACCAAAGGTATGATGCCTGTATATCGCTAGGTATGCAACAAGTACCGACCGTTCTTATTCCCAACCTGACCGAGGAAAGGGAACGTGAGCTAATCATCCGTGATAACGTTAACAACGGACAATGGGACATAACCAAGTTGTTTGACTGGGATTGTAACGAGTTGCTTAATTGGGGTATGGAAGGCATCAGCTTTCCTGATCCGACAGATTTTTCAGAAGATATAGAAGACAGTCATAATGTACTCAAGAACGCAAACTATGAAGCCGGAGCTCATATCAAATATTTAGTATTTGAGGGGTATAAGATTCCAGTCAGTGAAAGCGAACTGGAAGCACTGAAAGCACGGGCTTCTGAATATTTGGATGAGAACGGTGTAATGGTTGGTTTTGTTAATAATCTACTTGGCTTATGATGGAATACATAGACATATCAATATTGAACCCGGCAGAATATAACCCACGCCTGCTCACTAATGAAGCACAAGAAGATTTAAAAAAATCCATCAAGGAATTAGGCATTATCAAACCGATCATCATACGTCAATCGGATAAACGTATCATGGCAGGACACCAACGTACAAAGACAATGAAGCTGCTTGGGTATACCCATGTTCCAGCCTTTATTCTTGATGGTGTAAACTCCACCGATGAAGTAAGGTTCAACCAACTTCACAACTATGCGGAATGTGAGTTGTCGGAAATCCAACCAGAAATCAATGTAAGTCTTCCTAAAGGAACAGAAGGATTTTATACTGTATCCAACAAAGATATCTCCATTCTTTCCAAAGGAGGAAACAACTCACGTGTTGTTGACCTTACGAAAATGATTCTCCGTTACGGCCAGTTTGCAAATGCCGTATGTGACCATACCGGGAAAGTGATCATCTCAACAGTATATGCCAAAACGGTAAAACTATTAGGTATGGACCTACTTGTATATGTCCTTCCAGAAGGGAAAGAAGAAATCGCGCTCAAATACTTCTCTAAGGAATATGGAGTGTTCGAGTATTCCCATCTGGAACGAAAGACCTATATACAGTCTTTTGCCCAAAAGGCACGGCTACGGCAAAAGAACGGGGTTCCAAGCAAGCGTAGCCATTCAACGTTGTATGAAACGCAGGTTATACCATACATCACCAAGGATATGCGCATACTCGATTTCGGTGCCGGACAAAAGGATTACGCAACCATACTGAAGAAAAAAGGCTATCTCATTGACGCCATTGAATTCTTCCACCGCAAAGATGGAGCGGACATCATTGATGAAAAGGAAATCAGGCAAGACTGTGCTTCCATATGCAAGACCTTGTCGGACTACGGGCTGTACGATGTGGTTGTGTGCGATAGCGTGTTAAACTCTGTGAACTCAGAAGAGGATGAAAAGAATGTCTTACTTTCGTTATCAGCATTATGCAAGCCCGGAGGAATGATATTCTGGTCTGGCATTCCGCTGCTGTTCGCCCAGAAATCATCTGAACGCAAGGAAACACACGACCATCGTTCTAAAGCCGTATTTCTTGACGCAAAGAACTTCACAGCCAACTTCCGTTTTGGTGAATGGTACTTCCAGCATTATCATTCCACAGCTGACATCGTCAGATTAAACACAGCTTACATCGGAAAGGATTTTAACATATTCGATAAAGGAATGAAGATAAGCCCAGAAAAAGAGTTAAGAGGTTCGTCATTTCAAATAGCATCAACCAACGGAAGGAGCGCAAGTAAGAGTGATTATCTGAAAGCGTTGCAATATGAATTCACACTTCCTCTTCCCAATAATCGCAAATGGGATCTGGACAAAGAAATTATACCAATCTTTAAAACACTATAAACAATGGCAGCACCTAAAGGAAATCAGTTTTGGATGTTACGCAGCAAGCATGGCAGGGATAAACTCTTCGCCACGCCTGAAGCGTTATGGGAGGCGGCGTGCGAATATTTCCAATGGTGTGATGAAAACCCATGGACAACAAGAAAGGCTATACAACGTACCATGCCTGTTAGACGCAAAAAAGGTAAAAGAACAGAAACTGTTAATGAACAGCAAACACAACAAGAAGTTTCACCTACACAGCGCCCCTACTCTCTCACCGGATTATGTATCTATCTAGGTACTTCATCACGTTGGTGGAGTAGCTTCAGAAGTGAATGCATGAAAAAAAATGATGAAGATTTTTTGCACGTCATCGCGCGGGTGGAAGAAACCATCGAGACTCAACAATTTGAAGGAGCCTGTGTTGGCGCTTTCAATGCAAACATTATAGCCCGAAAGCTAGGGTTGTCCGACAAACAGGAAGTGGATCATACAACACAAGGCAAACCCTTCAACGGATTTGACTTTCTTCCCTATACTCCCGAAGCTGACAAATTGAAGTGATATGGAGCAAAAGGTTAACTTAAAACAGCGATTGGCATACAATTTTCTTCGTGACAGCAAAACGAAATTTTTATTGTATGGTGGTGCCGGAGGTGGTGGTAAATCATGGCTAGGCTGTGAATGGCTGATGCAATGTGCCTACTATCTTCCCGGTACTCGCTGGTTTGTTGGCCGAAATAATTTGAAGGATAGCCGTGAGTCCGTTACCGTGACCTTCAATAAGGTAGCATCTTCTCACAGCTTCACGGCATACAAGACAACAAATGAAGGGATAGCCTTCGACAACGGAAGTGAAATCGTTTATATTGACTTGACGTATTATCCGGTGAAAGATCCGATGTATGAACGATTGGGGTCTAAGGAATATACAGGAGGATGGATAGAGGAAGCTGGTGAAGTGCACTACCTTGCCTTCGAAGTCTTGAAAACCCGTATCGGCCGCCACATGAACGATGTATATCATGTACCCGGAAAGATACTTATCACCTGCAACCCAAAGAAAAACTGGCTATACCGTGAATTCTACAAGCCCTGGAAAGAAGACAAATTACAAGCTCCTTATGCTTTTATCCAAGCTTTGGTGCAGGATAATCCTTGGGCAACAGAAGACTACATCGAAAGTCTTCGGAACACAAAAGACCGGGTAACAAAGGAACGCCTATATTTCGGCAATTGGGAGTATGATAATGACCCGACTGCCCTGTGTAACTACGACGCTATCTGTGACTTGTTCACGAATGAGTTCATTGCTCCTGCAGGTGAATCTACCGGTTCTGCAGACCTTGCAATGAAGGGACGAGACAGATTTATCGCCGGTCATTGGAAAGGGAATGTGTGTTTTATCAAACTGGATCAGGAATACAGTACTGGAAAATCCATTGAAACAGACCTGAAGCGGATGATGATAGAATGCTCTATTCCTCGTAGTAAGATGATTGCGGACTCTGACGGATTGGGGAACTATCTTGAAAGCTATCTGAACGGTATCAAGGAGTTTCATGGAGGAGCACGACCTATTAATCCTGAATTTGACAATTTGAAATCAGAGTGTGCCTTCAAACTGGCTGAGATGATTAACAATCGATTGCTTCGTATCGTATGCACGGAAGCACAGCGGGAACGGATCATTGAAGAATTGTCAGTTCTCAAACAAGCACATATTGATGCAGACACACGGAAGAAAGGAATAATCAGCAAAGAAAAAATGAAAGAAATATTAGGTCATTCCACAGATTACCTTGATATGCTGATAATGGCAATGATATTCCGCATCAAACCAACACCCAAACGACCAAAAGCAAAAATAGGAAAGATATGACAGTAAAAGAATTTTTGACAATAAGCAGCATTGCCATCGAACCTGAGGTTATCAGGACCAAGTTGGATGAACTGAGAAAACCTTATCAACTAGGGCAGTATAAGACACCAAATACCCTAAACGACATAAATATGGGAGAACTGATGCAACTGCAATCCATCGAAACAGAACACGATATCTTGTTCGTTCCCTGTACTGTACTGATGGGGCTGAGTAAACGTTATATATCCCAACTTCCAGCTAGCGATGTACTGGGATTCGTACAATGGGTGGCCAAAGAAGTTGAACGAATAAATAAACTATTCGCGTCGACTAATGTACCACCCACACCCGAAGAGAAGCAAGCAGGATCCGAATTGCTAAATTTTGGACCTTTCGGCATGATTGATTACTATGCGCAGCGCATGGGTATCACTGATCATGCAGAAGTAGACAGCGTGCCATGGGTCAGAGTATATAAATGTCTTGACATGGACGCCAAAAGAGTAAGATTCGAACGTAGATTAAGAAACATATTAAGTAAGAAGAAATGACGGTAGAGCAAAAAATTAAAAAGATAGTAGACTCCATGGAGGGTGTAAGTTACCTTTTTGACAACTGGCAAACAGCCAATATAAGACTGGACAAGATTAAATTGCCGGCAGTGCTTAATCTCCTTCCTGTAAGCGGAACTTTTAATCTAGGCAGACAGCAGTTAAGAGACTGCCCTAACTGTATGATGGCATTCATGGATAAAACCAAGTTCGATTTTGATGGCACAGAAAATGATGCAGTGATAGAAGGATGCAAGAATAAAGCCAAAGAATTCATATTGCTATTGAACAGGAGTGGGATGTTCAAAGAAATATCAGGAGATATCCCTTATTCTGTTTTCTATGACAAGCTGGATGTTAATGTAACCGGAATAGTTATCCAACTTAAGTTAGAAGAGATAATGGGTACTGTTATTTGCAACAAGAGCGTGAAAGAGATTGTATATGGCAGCAGAAACTAAAGCCGGAACCCTAAGGATAATAGGTGAAGAGCTGGAAGCGTTACGCAAGCGAATTATAGCCAACCATGAAGCAGCCGGACAAGTAGCCAGTGGAAGGACAAAGGGCAGTCTGAAAGTAGAAATGTCGGAGGACGGAGGCGTTTTGTGGGGCAGGCAGGCATTCGCGGTACTAGAAACCGGACGTGGGCCAGGGAAAGTTCCGAAAGGATTTTACAAGATTATCCGCCAATGGGTGGAAGATAAGGGTATACAAGTAAAGAAGCCCGATTCCTTCGCCTACCTTGTCGCTAGAAAGATAGCCAAGGAAGGAACGGAACTATACCGAAACAGAAAACACGAGGAAATCTATTCCCGTGATCTAGAAAATACCGTGGACAATATAGCCAGCAGGGTATCGGCTATATATGAAACAGAAGTTGAACATATAAATCTGAATTTCGACAATGAGAACACATACGATAGATAATACAACAATTGAATATCCTGACCAAATAGGATTCTGCTTTAATCCTGTGATAATAAATATCCTTGGCGGAAACTATCAATCTGTTACTGCAACGGTAACGGACACCACCACAGCCACATCAGACAGAGAGAACAGAGCGACGTTCGGTGGTTCCTGCTTCTTTGACCTATCATTCTATACGCAGAGCTATTTTGACGAATACAGAGAAGTCGATTACAAGTCAACTCACGCCGAAGATAGTAAGTTAGGACGTCTGTTTAGCATAGAGCTTGATATGTATAACGAATCAGGAACACTTGAAAACAGCTTCCAGTTCAACGTATTCATATTGTGGGGAGCCAGTAAGGTTGGAGAGCAGTATAATGGAAGCCGAGTGCTGACATGGTTCAAAAACTACCCATTCTCTGTAGGCTTATACTCTGCAACATCAGGGAATGTAAAAGTAACTATAGATGGTTCCGAAAGCTCCCCTATCGCATTATCAGGACAAAATGCATGGAATATCATTCTTGCTGGAATAGATGCTTCAGACAGGGTGGAATTTTATCTACCTGGAAGTAATACGGCAGCATCTGTTTTTGACCACACCTTTGATTTCACCTTCCGAGGGCTGCTCAATATGGCCACAAAGATCACTTGTAAGGTTGACAATTCAGACTGTGGAATATACTTGAGATGGATCAACCGCCATGGAATGTGGTGTTACTGGCTATTCATGCAAGGAGACGAGACTTCGCAGGTATCCAATGACGGAGAGTTCATCAGAAACAATATGCAGGATTACAGTTACAAGAACGGATACCATGGAGGTAGCGGACGAAAGCAAAGGAAAATGGAAGAAACGACACTTCCCGTATGCGCTCCATTAATAGACAGCATAACTTATGACTTCCTTTACCAAATGGCCACATCTCCTGTTGTTGATATGTTCATGGGCTATGATGATAACGGTAACGCCAGATGGATGGCCGTAAATGTGTCTGTGGGAAATTTCGTCAAACAGCGGGTATCACTGCAAGACTTTGAAGCGAACATTATATTACCTGAAACTAACGTGCAGAGCTTATGAGAAATGAATTATTATATGTCGGTGCCAACAACAAATTAGTAGATATGGACGACAGCACCAATATCACATTAAAATACAAGAATAATATATTCACCGATATAGGCAAAATTGTAAGTAACACAAGCTACACTATTAAACTTCCAAACACAGTGAGGAATCAGTCTGCATTTCTTCACGCAGACCTGCCATCCTGCCAATATTCCGTTGCTTCATTTTACCTTGACGCTAGATACATAAGAAACGGAGTAGAAATTATCAAAGGGGCAAAAATATACTTGATAGGCACGTCTGATGTGTTTGAAACCGCATTAATATGGGGAAACGCAACACAATTTTCAAGTATTGCCAATGAAGAAAAAAAACTGCAAGATTTAAAAGAACGTTGGCATTATGAAAGCCAAGGGAATGATCCATTTCCTGATTATTACATCGAATGGAATAGCGGAAAGAACGTAAGCCAATATGATAGTCATGGAGATTTCTTTTTCCCAAAAGTAAATTACAATATACGTTCAGCCGATAAAGACTTACCCTATCATCCGGCAGTTAAAGCAACATGGATTTTAGAACATATATCACTTGATAATGATGTGATATTCATTTTTCCAAGTGAACAGCAAGCAGTCTTGAACAAGCTGTTTATCCCATTGCTGACAAGAAATGACGGGTTGGAATTCTCTCAAAAGAATGAACTGTGGTTGAATGCAAAATATTACCTTAACCAAGGAACCGGGCCTATTGAACTTTACTTCGAAAATAAAGAATATTCATCATATTATGGAACGGTAAATAAAAGCTCGCTAAGCGAAGGCACATTCATTAGTGGAATAAAGACAAAAGGAAACTCCATAAAGCTCAATGCTTCAGGCAAAGTATCAATACATACTTTAACTTCTTTCTATCCCAGCAATGCAGCCATGATAGCTTATTATATTGAGAACGGAGAGAACAATGAAATATTCAACATAGGATATACGGATATAATAAGCAATGGAGGAAACTCTTACAATATTACGTTTGAGTTCGAAGGTGTAAAGTCTGACTCAGTAAACAAAGGTACAGATATCCGGTTTGGATTCACAAATATCGGATTTATTGCAGACGTATCAAACGGTGTAGATGGAATCATAAATCTAAGAATGGAAAACAGCCTTGTATCGCCCAAGCAACCAGACGAAAGTATTCTTAACGGGAATGGTCATTACCCCATTATACCAAATTTGCCAGATATGACACAGCTTGATTTTATTAAAGCAATATCTACCATGCTAGGCGTATTTGCATATCCTATTGAAGGCACGAACATTATAAGATTTATGTCTGTCGATGATATCATAAAGAAAAAAGAACAAGCGTACAATTGGACTAGACGGGTAATAGCATCGTATATGGCCAACAAGCCTAAAGAAATGAAATTCACTATCGATGGCTTTGCACAAAGAAATATACTTAAATACAAAGACGATGATACGGTAAAAGGCAACTACAGTGGAGAAATTACTTGCTTGATCAGCTCATTAGAGAAGTCTAGAGAAATGGCAGAGTTGAAATTTGCAGGATGCGACATGAGAGGAATTACAGCATTCATACGATTGTACAAATATGACGGAGAGGGAAAGGCTGAACTGCAAAAAGTTCAACCAAGAATACTTCTCGAGGAAAACAATGGAGGTCTATCAAATGGAACCTTCACACAATTGTCGTTCACAGATATCATAAAAAGATTCTACACAAGCTTTCAAAATGCAGTGTATACCCCCAAAATCATTAAAGAAAAAATAGAAATAACAGAAAAAGACTTGAGAGACTTAGATATGACCACTCCAGCATATCTGGCCCAATATGGGAAATATTATGCAATTCTATCCGTTACAGCAGAAAATACAGGAATAGCAAATGTTGAATTATTACAATTAGACATCTAAAATTATGGCAGACAAAGTAGAAAAGATACTTGATATCAAAGTGAATTATAATGAGGCTATCAAAGCTATAGCCGAGTATCAGACAAAAATCGACAAAGCCAAAGAAGCAGAGGCGAAACTGAAGGAACAGTTAAAGGCTGGAGACATAAAAAGGCAGCAGTACAATGAAGAAATGGCGGCATCTAAAGCCTATATCAACGACTGTAATGATTCGATACGTGTTATAACGAAAACAATGCAAAATCAGCTCAAGCAGGAGAAGGCACAAGAAAACAGCCTTGTTTCTCTCCGTGCCAAACTGTCAAACCTAACGGCTGAATACGATGCTTTATCCGAAGCGGAACGAAATGCGGATACAGGCATGAACATAAAAAACAGAATTAATGAGGTTACTGATGCTCTAAAGGGCGCTGAAGAAGAGACACAGCGGTATTACCGAAATGTTGGCAATTACAAGGAAGCTATAATGGAAGCCGCCAATGCCAATATCCCGTTCGTGCAGCAGATAAATGTAATGGTGACCTCCTTGGGTGGAGTAAGAAATTATTTGTCTGGAGTAAAAACAGAAATGCTTACTGTTTCGACCACCACAACCGGCTGGATTAAAGTTTTGAAACTGTTGAAAGTTGCTCTACTTGGAACTGGTATTGGAGTATTAATTGTAGCTTTAGGATCTTTGGTATCATGGTTCACCAAAACACAGAAGGGCGTGGAAGCAGCCAATAAAATAATGGGGGCTCTGGGTGCCACTGTAAATGTCTTAATAGACCGGGCAGGCAAGTTGGGAAGTGCTTTAGTGAATCTGTTTACCGGGAACTTCAAACAGGCGGGGAATGATGCCAAATCCATATTCGCTGGTATCGGTGATGAAATAGTCAATGAAACCAAACAGGCGTGGAAGCTGGCAGAAGTCTTGAATGAGATAGACAAGAGGGAAGTCATGCTGTCCATGTCACGTGCCGCTAACCGAGCTGAAATTGAGAAGCTGAAAAAAGCTGCAGATGACCAGACCCTGTCCACACAGGAACGTATCAAAGCTGCGGAAAAAGCTGCAGCAATGGAAAAAGAGGACTTAAAAATCCAAACAGACTTAGCGAAAGCAAGAATTGCCAATATGCTCGGATATACTAAAGTAACAAAGGAAGCCCTTAAGACCATTGAGGACATGCAAAAAGGAGCAATTACAGCAGATGAAGCTATTGGAAAAATCGGTATATCGGAAAGCACTATTGATGACCTTAGGAAATTAAGCGAAGAAGTAAACAGATTAAGTGAATTGGAAGAAAGCAGTTACACCCGTCAGACAGAGCAGCAAAATACCCTAAACTCTATCCGCCAGGAAGGTGCAGACAAAGCAAAGGAAGCAAAGCAAACAGAACTGGAAGCAGTAAGGGCAGCAGAAGATGCTATGCTTGCCTTGGTGAAAGACAAGAGAGAACAAGCACGGAAAGAGATTGAATTGAACTATTCCCGGCAGATTGAGGATTTGCAAATCAGTTTAAAGCAAGAAGAGAACCTTACCGCCAAGGCTCGTGAAGCCATCAACGCCAAAATAAAGGCTTTGGAACAACAAAAATCTATGGAGCTTAGCAAGCTGTCCGATGAGGAGCTGAAAAAAGAACTGGAGAACCGTTTAAAAATGATATCCCTGCAATTGGAATCGGTCAAGGAAGGCAGCGAACAGGAATACCAGTTAAAGATACAACAATTACAAGCACAACAAGAGGCAGAACTTACCAGCACAGAACAGACCGAAGAAATGAAACTGGCCATTAAAGCAAAGTACAATACCAAGATAGACGAACTGGCAACAGCTCATGAGCAGAATATTATCAACAAGCAAAAGGAAGCCATGCGCATACGCTTTGAAACGGAAATCGCACAAGCATATGATAACGAAGAGGAAATTCTTCGTATAAGGATGGAACAAAAGAAAGCCGAGCTCGATAGCCTGCAGCAAATGGAAGGTGAAAGTATAGAAGCATTCAATCTTCGCAAGCTGGAAGTACAGAATGCTTATCTGGAATCCAAAAAAGGACTGAGCGATAAGGAGATTGAAATAGAACAAGCTAAATATGAAGCAATGGAACAGGTGACAAATGGTCTTGTAGCTCTCACAGAACAAATTGGGGAGTCTGACAGAGGGTTTGCTATGGCAAGCAAAATGTTGGCTTTGGCAGAGATCGCCATCAATTCAGGTAAGGCGATCGCAAAAATGGTATCCGCTGAATCAGGGAAAGGTATTCTTGGCATAGCTACAATGGCATCAGGTATTGCAACAATCCTTTCTAACATTGCAAATGCTGTTAAGATAGTAAAAAGTGCTAAATTTGCAGAAGGTGGTTTGGTTACAGGACCGGGGACAGGAACGAGCGACAGTATTCCGGCACAATTGTCGAATGGAGAATCCGTTATAACTGCCAAAGCTACGTCCATGTTCGCCCCTATCCTATCATCCTTCAATATGATGGGTGGAGGTGTACCTATTAATGTAACAGCAACGAATAATCAAACTTTAGGCGAAGATATGCTGGCCAGAGCAGTCGCCAAAGGAATGATGATGGCTCCTGCCCCTGTCGTTTCTGTAGAAGAGTTTACCTCAGTTGCGAATAGAATTAAATACATAGAAGAAAGCGGTAGTTTATGAAAGCATACGAACTATTATATATAAACAGGAACACTCTTAGGATAATGTCTGAAATGTCATTGGATGCATCAGATATTAAATACCTGGAAATGTATAAAGACTACACCCGTCTTACGGCTGAAGGTCATAAAAAGGCATATATCATGCAGTACCTGGCAGATGAATACAGCATTTCAGAAAGGACCATCTATAGAGTCATTGACAGGTTGTCCGTTGACGTTTCAATTCAATAAGGGGGAAGATTATTCTTCCCCCTATTTTTTTACTGACAAAGCGTGTCAGTGCTATTATGTTCTGAAATTCTTATAGCCATATACCGTTTTTTACCTTTGCTTCAAAATAGATTATATATGGCGAAATTATACATCAACAAAGATATTGTTGCGGATAAAGACAAAATGGAAAATTGGTATCTAACTGGTGAAGATGGATTGTCTTTTCCCGATATTCAAAATTTCCTATCTTGGATAGATCCGAATGACCACGTTATTGATATTGAGATACATTCATGCGGTGGTGATGCCGTTGAAGGGTATGCCATTTATGACGCCTTACGTGCTTCAGGAAAGCAAATCAGCTGTACTGCAGTAGGACGATGTGCATCCATGGCAACCGTGATATTATTGGCCGCTGCAAAAGAAAGACGTTTTGCTTATCCACATGCAAAGTTTCTTATTCACAAGCCTTATATGGCTTCATACGATGGAGACCTTGATCTTGAAACCCTAGAATCAATAAAATCAAACTTGGAGAGTGAAAAAAACAAGATGCTAGCTTTGTATGTAGAACGCACAGGATCGGAAGCCTCAGTTATCGAAGCCCAAATGAATAAAGCCGGTTGGTTTGGTGGTGAAACAGCCAAACAATTAGGTTTTATCACGACCGTTCTTATGCCTACAACTGCCAAAGGGAGAACTTACACATTTAATAACAAAAAAATGAACAAAGAAAAAGAAGTAACAGTGAAGCAGACTATCATAGACAGGCTGCTGGCCAAATGCGGCTATCAAAAAATTGAAGACGTACAGGTCGTATCTATGGAATTGACAAATGCCGAAGGTAACACGCTTACCGTGGAAAGAGATGAAGGTGAACCCCAAGTAGGAGATACAGCAAGTCCCGATGGCGAACATGTCATGCCTGACGGAAAGACTATCATTGTGACAGATGGCGTTATTACAGAAATTAAAGATCCTGATGAATTGGAAGAGGATGAAGTGAAAGCTTTAAAAGCCCGTATAGAAGAGTTGGAAACTGAGAATGCTTCTCTAAAGACGAATGCCCGTACCATTGAGGACAACAAGATTCTGAACGCAGTCCGTATGGCCGGGGGCGAAAACTGGCTGGCAAAACATTGTAGTACTTATAAAGTGTCAGCTCGTACCCAAACGTTCAACAAGGGTATAAAAGGAGTAGAAGAAAATGAAACGCCTATTCAGAGAAAACTTCGTGAAGAAAGAGAAAAAAGAAACAACAAGTAATAAAAGGAGGGGAAATGCCTATTTTAGATTTTGACAAACTTACACCTGATAATCAGGCTGTAAAAGACTTGAAAGACCTTATTCAGTTAACAGTCTTTCAAAACGAGGACATGGAGCGTTTCATGACGTTTATGCCCAATGTGACTAACGGTAAAAAAGCTGGTTTTATCGGTGAAATGGAAGATGTCGGAGTAGCCGGCTCCGGATGCGACCCTGAATATAAAAAAGTGGCTATCGCTGCCGCCCAAAAGGAATGGGAAATCGGGGATTGGCAAATTCCTTTGGAAATGTGCTATACAGACTTGGAAAACACCATTGCCAAGTACTGCCTTAAAACGGGAACAAATATAGGAGACCTGACATCGACCGAATATATGGACGGTATTGTACTGCCGAAGCTGTCTGAAGCTATGATGAAAATGATGTGGCGTTTTACATGGTTTGGAGATAAATCAGCAGCGTCTGTCACTGGAGGTGGTCAAATCACTGACGGAGTAAACATCGAACTATTTAAAACATGTGACGGTTTTTTCAAACGTCTGTTTGCCATCTGTACCAACAATACCGGACAGCACACTGAAATTGCAGCCAACGCAGAAGAATCATATGCATTACAAAAATCAAAGATGAAAGAAACAGGCATTGCCACATCAATATTCGATGCGATGTTGCAAGATGCCGACAGCCGGATTTTCCAAAAAGACGGATGCGCAATTTTCGCCACCAAGTCAATGTGCGATGCTCTGACTCACGATATGAAAGAAAAGTACAAGGTAATCATGCCCTGGGAAGTTGTATTTGACGGTGTAGAGGTCAGCAAATACGATGGAACAACCATCGTTAAATGTTCCATTTGGGATAGATTTATTCAAGCCTATCAGAACAACAAAACCAAACTTAACTTACCGCATCGTGCTGTTTTATGTTCTCCTGAGAACTTGATGTATGGATGTGAGGGCACCGAACCGATGTCGGACTTGGATATTTGGTTTGATAAGAAAGCCCGCAAGAACTACATTTATTCAACAGGAAAATTAGGCTCCATGATTGGCGAAGATGAGTTGGTACAGGTAGCATACTAACGAAAAGAGCAAATATGGCAATATGTGATATAACAATCAAAAAGGACATCGCACCATCGTGCGATGATCCTATCGTTCCCGGGCTGGAACAGGAAGGTGTGATAATGAATCGCGCAGACGTGGATTTCGGTGCGGTTACATTCAACGCAACCCGTAAGAATGTGATCGAAACTCTTGCACTGAAAACAGGTAAAAAAGGTTACAAGGTACAGGTATTCGGTGCAACCCCCTTTACAGGTACCAATACAGCCTTGGCAACAGGAACCTATCGTAACACGTTCACTAACACAGTGAACATGGTTGTATTAGCAAATGACCCCGATGTATGCAATGACATTATTGATGGGCTTGCTAACGGTGATTTTGTCGTTGTATTGGAAAATAAAGCTAAAGGGTTAAATAAAACCGAGAATCCGGGAGATTCAGCTTTCCAGGTTTACGGTTACTACCAAGGTTTGAAAGCCGCAGAGATCGGCAATGACAAGTATTCCGAAGAAACGGAAGGGGGATGGAATATCTCTTTGCAAGAAACCAAGGTTCCCAAATCAGCATTATTCTTGTACAAAACATCTTACGATGCGACAAAAACGCTTGTTGAAACACTGACAAAACCAACTGAATAATTATGGAGTTAGAAGAAGTGGTTGATAAATTAAAGGAGCTAGGAGATCTTCCCTCCTACTCCTCTTCTGATAAATCGGAGATAGAAAGATTGTACAAGGAAGTATTAGGAAAAGAATTCACTAAGACATCATGTAACGACTGCTATCGCGATGCTGTAATCGAAATGACTGTTTACATCAAAAAGAATAACCGTATGAAAGAAAAATGTAATTATATATTAAAGAATGGTGTCCTGCTTCAACCGGAGTTCGGAAGCAATAAAATGTACACTAATGACAACTTCACTGATGAAGTTGCTGAAAAGTACCTTGCCAAAAATCCGAAAGGTGAAATTTATTTCGCCCATGTACCTACGGACTGGAAAGAACGTGTTAACAAATGTGGATACAATCAAAGCCTGCTTGATTCAATGGTAGAATCATTGCAAGACGGAGTTTCTGAAGAATCCGTGGCTGACACGTTGAAAGATTTCCAAATCAACGGCAAGAAAATCAGTAAAAAAGTTCTGAATCTGCATCTAAGCAAGGCCATTGAAATTGTGAACGCAATGAATGGAGAAGGCGAAGATAAAGTTGAATAAAAGAAATAAAGGACGAACGTAAACCTCGCGAATATGAGAGTAAGAGATCTAAAAAAGAAAAGCAGTAACCGCATTGATACAAGCTATTTACAAAATCTAGGAATTCAAGCCTACGGACAGGACAACCTATATCCGCAGACATTAAAGAATATCATTGCTGCAAGCTCTACTGCATCTGAATGCTCAGACCGTTTCGCTGACTTCATTGAAGGAAACGGATTCCGTGAGGTTGCTTTTTCCAAATATGTAGTCAATCGAAAAGGTGACACATTGGATGATGTGCACATGTTACTATGTAAAGACATGTCCGAACTCAATGGAATAGCAATCCATGTTAACTACAATGTTTTCTGTGAGATAGTGGAGATGCAGCACGTACCATTTGAAAATTGCCGTCTGACAGAAGAAGATGAAAACGGTTATGTGGCAAAAATAGCAGTACATCCAGACTGGAGCGGAAAGAAGACACGTAAAGGGAAAGCTCTGCAGGTCAAGAAAGAAAACATCGACTATATAGATGTTTTTAACCCTCAAAAAGATGTTATACTGGCTCAAATAGAAGCAGCCGGAGGCATTGAATACTACAAAGGTCAAATCCTATGGGTGTCAATGGCCGGGAAAAATACTTATCCTGTCGGGAAAGGTGACCGGGTGGCTACAGAAATGAGTACCGATGAAGGGCTGTCCAATGTCAAGTACAGAAATGTACGAAATAATTTCTTCCCTGGCGCTATGGTATTCACCAAAAAGGGATCGAACATAACCTTTGACGAAGAAGGCAACGAAGTGAAAGATACAGACGATGACGACAGTTTCTCAAATACACTCATCCAGTTGCAAGGTGATACGAATGCAGGAAAGATTATGGAAGTTACTTTAGAAAGCGATGAGGAAAAACCTGAAATAATAAATCTGAACTCACAAAATTACGACAAAGAATTTACCGTTACTGACGCAAGTGTGGTTGAACGTATTTATTCAGCTTATGGCCAAGAGCCATGGTATTGCATCCGTATTGGTAAAGTCGGATTCTCAGGCGATATTTTGGAAGATGCTTTCGAGTATTACAATTCTATCGTAAGCAAGCAACAACGCTTAATAGAGCGTACCTTTAGCCGTATATTCAGCTATTGGTATGAAGTAGTCAACCCCTCTAATGATTATAGTGTGGAACCATTAAAGTATGTACGAAATGCAGCAGTATCTAATAACAACAGATGAGGTATCGGCTTTGTCTCGCGGAATGTCTGTACATCTCGATCCTGACAAGATAGAAACCTACATCCGTGAGTCGGAGAATATCTACATCAAATCAGCGTTGGGAGACGAACTGTTCCTTGACGTGAAAAAAAATCCTGAAAAATACCAGCTACTGCTTGACGGAGGTACTTATGAAACTAAATGTAAAAAGAAGATAATCATCACTGGACTTCGCGTAGCTTTGGCTTATTATACCTATGCCTGTATTGTCAAAAATGGAGATGGGAATGTATCCCGTTTTGGCTTCGTGAACAAGGAAGGTGAATATAGCAGTCATACAGTATTCAAGGAAAAGATGATGGTGTATAGCGATGCATGTAGCATAGCTGACCGCTACCTGAAAGAATGCGTGCTTTACCTAAAAGAATGCGGTATGCCACTTTATAACGGTGAAGGGAAATTAAAATCTAATAGAACTGTTTTTCGTGTAATAGGAGAATGAGCGATTCTGTTGATATATTAAAGAAACTGGCTCTTCAAGTAAGAAACGCATCTACAGAAGGAGAGAATACAGCTGAAAGAATTGGGCGCATATTTATCGGGATTCTAGAAAACATGGATAATTCTGATATAGAAAAGCTCACCAAATACTTTTTGCGCAAAGACAAGGAGGATTCTACGAATTTCCTGCTATCCTTGCTAGGCGGAGTATTGATTAAGAATTATGCCAAGTTCGGTGACTTTATCCCCGGCGTTTCCGGAGGTTACATCGGTGAGGACGCCCGTGCCGAGCTGGAGGCTCTGGTCCTGCGCAGCTCTCTGAGTGTACCAGAACTTCGTTTCAACCGTCAGACCTATTTTGAAGGATATAATACTATAAGTCCCGGCGGAGGGCTGAAGATAAAAAGCTTTGTCGCCAATAGTGACGGCAGCTATACTGTCACCCCTGATCTGGAGGATGGTGTACCGCTGGGACAGAAGCCGGACGATATCCTCCTGGGCTTCTGGCATGACAAAAACGTCACTACCAGTGACTTTATTGGTTTCAGAAAAATACAGTACCGTATCACTTCCGCAGATTACGACGAGAAGACATTCGTGATGGTTCCGCGTCCCGGATATGAGTTCGTTCCCCATAACGAGATGCGTCTCGGACAGACGGGGAACTTCACCGACAAGGAGCGTCAGACTTATATCATCATAGACGTGCGTGACGGTAACTGCTGCATCACCCTTGTTGACAATGCCAACACCTGGGACCCGGAGTCGGCACAGATGAAGAGCTGGTTCGGCAAGAAGAAGGGTATGACCATCAATGGGATCAACTGCGACAGGTTTTCGGCAGTATTGCAGGATATCATCATGACGGGGCTTATCTTTCAGGTGGATGAGATCACCGGACAGACAGTGCGTGTACCTCTGGATAAAGGTGAATGGGTTGCAGGTAAGTACGCCTACTATGACCGGGTGTCACATAACGGGGCTTTGTGGTTGTGTGTTGATGATAACGGAACGACAACAGAACCGTCAGATGATAATCCGGTATGGCTGAAACAAGTGGCCAAAGGTGACAAGGGTGATCCGGGCCTGTCTGTAATAGGTGGCGGTCATTGGGAATCCTCTAAGACCCCATACGAGGTCAATACCATGGTCACTTTGGCGGGCTGTGTTTTTATCTCCAAGGTGAAAACATCCAATCCTCCGATTAAAATTGCAAGGTTCAGGAACGGCAATTATCGAAAGAAAAAGGATGGCGGTTATATCCTTGCCGGGAAGTCAGCCGACTGGACCGTGCATGAAGACTGGGAGATGCTGCTGGACGGTCGTGAACTTAAAGGTGAGAGCATCACCTTCTTGGGTGAGTTCGCATCCCATCCGTCCAATCCCAAGGATGGTGACAGCTACCGAAATACGGCTGACCATTGTACTTACATATACCGGAATGGTTTGTGGATGGTCATGGTCAAAGACGGAACTGACGGTAAGGACGGCAAAGGTTACGAGTGGATCTACACCCGTACCAACATCATCGGCCTTACCCCTGACAAGCCGGATTCGAAGCAGCAGGATGATTATATACCGGAAGGCTGGACAGATGATTTTCTTGGCGTGGATGCCGACCATCAGGTGGAATGGGCGTGCAAACGTGTGAAGCGTGATGGAGTATGGAGTGAATGGAGCACTCCGGCCCCTGTGCACCGTTGGAGTAAGGACGGGGAGTCGAATGTCATGGCCGACCTTGACAATGAGATGGTGAGCGTCGCTCTTACCAGTACCGGCGTTACTACTTCCGCACAGTCATGGACTACCCATGTGTCCATGTGGTACGGTACCGAGAAACTCACCCTTGAATCTTTGACAGTCAGCACGCCTGCCGGTTTCACGGCAAGCACAAGCAAGGCCACTGGAGCGGTGGCGATATCCGTCGCTGCCGGAAAATCGGTCCCGGAACAGAATACGGTCACCATCACACTGGCTGCAATGAAGAACGGGCAGCTCTATACCCGTGAACTGACTTTCAAGATAACCGGTGTCCGTGGCGGGGCGGACGGTTCTGATGCGGTAATTTATAGCCTTGTCACTTCGGCCACGATGGTCAGCAAGAACAAGAACGGCGGTTACAGTGTGGCTTCGGTATCCTGTCGGCGTATGAAGACAGTCGGTGCGGTCACTACGGCCACAACGGACGGGAAGTTGAAGTACAGTCGTGACGGTGCGGCCGAGGTTCCCATCGGTGATGGTGTCGGGGTGGCTTCCGGTAATTTTACCAGTAGCTTGAAGTTCGTGTTCTACGTGAACGGTCAGGCGGTTGATGTCGAGACTGTCCCGATGGTTGTGGACGGCAGTGACGGAAAGGATGGTGAGAGCATCACAGCCGCAGGTCATTGGGAATCCGCCAATACTCCGTATGCCAAGAACAGTACAGTATCGTTTGCCGGAGGATCTTACTTAAGCAAGGTTGAAACCTCCAACCCTCCGATTAAAATCGCCAAGTTCAGGAATGGCAGATTCCGCAGGAAAAGAGATGGCGGATACATCCTCGCCGGCAGATCAGCGAACCGGACGGTACATGCGGACTGGCAGGAGATGGTTGCCCCCGTCGGACCGTCGGCATCCTACTGGCTGGACAGTCCTGTCAGCGTGATCAACTTCACTTCAACAGGCACGCCATCCCCGTCTGGATTCCTTGTCACTTGCAAACAGAATGTGGCAGGCAATGTAAGCACGTGCAGCACGCTTTATCTGGCAGCCCGCAAATACAACGGAAGCTGGCTGGCTCATGTAGGTGCGACACTGAACAGCCAGATATCCGTACCTGCGACAGCCGGATACACCCAGTTTGCCGTCCGGGCTTATAAATCAGCTTCCGATGCTGCTGCTTGGAATGACAATTATGTGGCCGAGAAGGGTGTGGGTGTTGCAAATGATGGTTCCATAGGAGCAACAGGAGCTACGGGTGCGTTCCCTTATGACAGAGGTGTATGGGCTTCCGGACAGACATACGTATGGAATGCAAAACAGCGTGACAAGATCATTCACAAAATAGGTGAAGTTTATTACAATTTTCTTGTGCGCAACTATGGAAGTTCTGTATCAGCGGCTCCTACATCCGCTAACGGAGATTCCAACTGGGAAGCCATGCAGAAATACAAAAGTCTGGTAACCGACATATTCCTTGCTGATAAGGCGAACATAGCCGGTTTTATGTTCAAGTTGAACGGATACACATCGGACGGGGCATCTTACGGTATCATGCAGTCACAGGACAGCACTAACGGCCAGCCTAATCTGAGGATGGACACAAAGACCGGAGAGATTCTTTGTCAGAAAGCGAATATCACCGGAACTATCATAGCGACAAAAGGGACAATTGGTGGATTCAATATCGGTAATAATTTTATCGGCAGCACTAATATGTCGGCTGTGAATGTTGATAATTTGTTGCTGCAATACGACAAATTTGAAATGAAATATGAACGGTTTCAGTCAATAGACGGACATTTATATCAAGGCATTTTGGATACAGTAATTAGAAGTGGAAGTATAACTGTATCATCAACCGGGGATGTTTCAACAGCGGATGATACTCTGTATGTAAGATGTGGGAATTATATTTTTTCCGTTGGGCGAAACGGAATTCGCAAGTCAACGAATGGAGGAAGTACCTGGGTGGATTTATAACATTTAAAATATTAAAGTATGAGAATAAATTTTGCACAATTTCCTATTTACGACGGAATTAAGAAAGAAAAACTGATAGCCAATAACATCACTGAGGCCTACGGTGACTGGATATACAAGAACGTAGCGGGTTTGAAGGCGCATCTCCTTGCCGAGAAGATATTCAAATCTACTGCTGAAGGTGTAGAAATTGACGAAGAGGAGGTGGATATCATAAGACGCTCCACCTCCATGCTGTCCGGTTTGCTGGCTGATTCTTTGAATGATTATTTAGATAAAAAGGAGGAACAACATGAAAAAGGTATATTGTAACAACCTTCTGGCAAAGGTGCTGCTTGCGTTCAGTTCTTGCCATACGATAACAATCGGTCCGTTTGTTTTAAGCAAGCGACCGGAAGAGAAAATCACTCAGAAAGTGAGAAACCATGAGTGTACCCACGCCCGTCAATGGGTTGAGATGGCAGTTGCCACCGGTACAGTTATCTGGATCTTGCTGTTGTGTTTTGACCTTTCCGCCTGGTGGCTGGTACTGGGCGGGCTGGCATTCTATCTCTGGTATGGTGTGGAGTGGCTGGTCAGGGCGGTACGGTTGAAGGATGCCGGCAGGGCGTATAAGACGGTATCGTTTGAGAGGGAGGCATATTCCAACGAGGATGATCCGAATTATATTGAGAACAGTAATTATTTTGCATGGGTGAAGTATTTGTTTTAATTTTAAAATTTGCATTATGGACTTGAATAATATAGTTGGCTTTAAAGCTGTGGATAAAAACGGCAACGAACGACAGGTGACCGTCGATGAGATGACAGAATTAGTTTCCGCACGGATTGTTTCCGCTGCATCAGAAATATCAACATTTGCTGCCGCTGCGGCAGCCGGAACAGATGAGTTTGAGGACCAGTTGCCCCAGTCCGACACCTTCTCTTGGCTTCGTACTTTGGACGGTTCCAAGAACCCAACTTTAACATCTTCTTCGGCTGCCGCGAAAGTCCTGGGAGAACTGATCGGTGTTGCTAATGCGGAAAAGAACGGATTAAT